CTTAACCACAGCGAGAGAAAAGAAAGTCTTTCCAGTAGAAGACTCTCCAGCAATAGCAGTAATCTTATTCCCAGATACACCACCAAATAGACTACCTGAAACCAGTGCGTTAAAAATGTACGAACCTGTGTCCACATAAGTTTCAGTCTCGTCGATATCCGCTGCTAGTTTAGTGTAGTCATCACCAATTTCTTTTACAATGTCTTTCAAAAAGTCCATCAAGCAACCATCCCGTAGTGTTCACGAAGAATTTTTTTGTAAGGTCCGCCAGGATTCTCCTCGCGGATTTCTTTTACCAGTTTGAGTTTTTGATACAGAGCGGTGTCGCCACCAAGATGCAATGCGCTCACGATGGTCGCAAGCTCTTTGTCATTAATAGGAAGATCCATTAAAAGAAGAAAGATTCTAAGTTTACAGTTTTTTCGACACTCCACCCAATGGCATCAAGAATAGACTTGAGGGGCTCTACAAAACTCTTCTCAAATTGTAGGTCATAGTCGATGTATTTGTCAAGACCAAGTTCCCTGGGGAAGTCTTGAATGAAGGAGATAATGTTCTCCTGAATGATATTCGGTTTTTTCAGATAGAGGAACTTAATCTTTTCCCCGTTACCGATAAGTGAATATTTATTGGTCAGTTTCTTTTGCTTGACGTAGTGGTTAAAGAGCAGTGCTCCACGACAATGGATGGGAGTTCCTTTTGCGTAGATATCAGATGAAGAATGATATTTACGGATGTCAGAAGCAGTTCGGGGGAATGCGATCTCTTCAGGAGGAAGACTCTTGAACTTGACCCGACACTCTTCAATGAAGTCAATAACCTCATCTTCAGTCCCGTTCATCATCAGTTTGAGACCATCTTTAATCATCTGACGACAAGGGGCAGGAGTAGAAGACTTCACTGCTTCAATGCCCATCATCTTCAGTTTGGGTTCATTGTATTGAACACCCTCACTGTTCCACACGTTGAGAATGTATCGCTTCTTCGCAGTCCAGATACCACGTTCAGCGATATTCTCACGCTTCATTTGCATTTTCTGTTCATATGCCGAAACGTAGTTCGCAAGGTCCTGATAACTTTGTTCGATGAACGGTTCCAGTTTATCCTTACAGATCTTGTCCAGAATTGAAACGATTGTGTTTTTATCATCAGACTTATTACCAAAAAATTTAGTAACAAGAGGTCCCATATTAAGATAGATTGAATCGGTATCCGATGCGATAACATAGTCTACGTCTTCAGTTTGCAAAAGTTTATTTAGATATCCATTTACTTTGTTTTCAATCCAACGGATGGAGACTTGTCCTGAGAGGGTGATTGCTTCTGCGTTAGCAAGTTTATAGTAACGAAAGTATTGATTACCAATAGCACCATAGGCAGAATTAAGTTGGATCTTACGTGCCATCTGGATATTATTACATCTGGCAATCTCTTTCTCAAGAGTTTTGGTAGGAGTCTTTTCATATTCTTGTTTTGCCGCAAGCATCTTTTTCTTAAAGACAGTTCGGTCCTTATAGATTTTCTCCATCAGTTCTGGGAGAAAACCACGAACGTCTTTGCGGAACATAGCACCATTAGCACAAACGGCGTAGTCCTTGTACATCTCAAAGGTTATTTCCTCATTAAGTATCTTATCAACAGTTGCTGATGGGTGTCGTTCCTCAAGGAGAGTCTCTGGCGAGATGTTGTACTGCATAATAAGGTGAGGATACAGACTGTTAAGGTCAAAAGACACAACCCAGTCATACTTTCCAGGAATCGGTTCCTTGACGTATGCTCCCGCATATTTGGAGTCCTTATCAGAACGTTCTTTTGGAGGAATAACAATGTTCCTATCCTTTAGATAGTTATAAATGATCGTATCCCACATACGGACTTGTGAGAATACGTCAGCATAGTTTGCCTTAGCGTCATATGCCATGGTGACGGCAAGTTCAATGAGTTTCATCTTGTCTTCCATACGGTCAACAAGTTCCACGTCAATGATGTTGTATTCTACAAACTTTTGCCATCCGTTGGTGTAGAAGTCTTTGAATGTGTCAAACTCTGAGTGGTCAAGTTTTTTCTGTCCAAGTTCAACGCTTGCAATATAGTCAAGTCTGTAAGATTCTTGCGCTTTATAAGTAAACTTCTTATATAAGTTAAGATAATCAAGTTGAGTAATGCCACCAACATCATAGGAAATATGCTTCCGTCCAGCAATAAATGTTTCCTTTTCTGTAACCAATCCCCAAGGTGAGAGACGTTTCATCAACTTCTCACCCAAAATTCTATCAATACGCCGTACCAGATATGGCATATCATATAGTTCACTATTCCAACCAGTAACAACCTCAGGAGTATTCTCCTCAATCATCCACCAGTTAATAAAGTCACTCAGGAGCTCATGCTCAGTTCTGAACCCTTTATAGATGACATTCGGTTGTTTGTTATTGAAGGGTCCTTGACCCCAGGTGCGGATCTGTTTGGTAGTATAGTCCTGCACGGTGATGAGGAGAACTTCCTCAGCGGCAGATTCAACATCTGGGAATCCATTTTCTGATTTTACCTCAATATCAATTGTAGAGATTTTAATTTTAGTAGTATCAAACTTAATCTCATCCTCAGGATACTTCTCAGAAATATACTGATAGATATACCTGTCGTTTCCGTAGATCTTAAAGTTATCTACACCATCATATCGCTTGATAAACTCACGACACTCACGAACAGTTCCAGGTTCAACAGATTCTACATATTCACCTTCAAGAGTTTTGTACTTGGTTTTCTTGTTGGATGCAACAAAAAGAGTCGGGTAAAACTTCTCTCGGGTTGCAAAATGGCGACCATTTTCATAACCTCGGACCAAGAAGTGATCCCCGACCATTTGGACGTTCGTGTAAAATCTCATTCTGTAAGTTTTAGATACTCTTCAACAATTTCTGGAGTTGGATCTGCAATGGTCAGAATATCTTCCGACCGAATCATCAGTTCTTTTTGATTCGTTGCTTTTGGCCAACGTTCATACTTGCCTTCACCAAAAAACCGATAGGGATTGATTAACTTGCAATTTGGATCTCCAATCGGAGAGTCAACCTCAACAACCTCACTAATAAGAACATTGTCAATGTCAACAAGAAGGCATTTAATATCTTTAGTCATTAATTTTTTCCAAATACATTTCAGATACGGACTGCAAAGGTTCCATAATAGTCACAACCCAATCTTTGGGGACAACAATATCATCATCCGATGTCAAAAGAATCCAGGGAGAAAACACAATTTCAACATTATCTTCAGAACAATCACTTTCTTCAGTCAAGAAAATAGATTTTTGACTGGCAACCTTGTGCGGTTTATTTAGAAGATAACCATGAACTACTTCATTTTGAACAAGTTCTTTGGCATCGGAGATGAGTTGCTCACCAGACTTCAATAAGACTAATTTAACGGACATGTCAGAATATCACCTGTCGGTATTATAGCATAAAAAGAGAGGGTGTTGCCACCCCCCATATCTATATTCACTTATTAATATCAACCGCAAGACCATCAGTTCCTTCTTTCTCAGAACCAATTTTTTGTGCCAAACCACCAAGACGCTCCCAAGAAATTTTACCTTGATTTTTAGTAACAGTAGCTGCATAATCAATACACAAATTGTGCATAGATAATAATTCTTTTTCAGAATCTTTACGTCCATCATCAATCTCTTTATGAGTCGTCGCATCACTATGAAAATCAACATATTTGTAAGTAGTACCGTTGTTGACATAGTTCCTCATAATTTTAGGAAACATACGAAGAACACGAGTACTGTCTTTGGTATTCAAAATATCAGCACCAATACCTTTACTTGCAAGGTGTGCCTCAGCGTCATCACGATGAAAATAGTTGATGATACCACGACGAGCAAAATCTTTTGAGACAGTCTGTGCAATACCATTGACTTGCTCGTTAGAAAGATTTAAGTCAAGACTATGAACCCAACGAGAGACTGCTTTCTTGCTACGGTCAGAACGATTTTCAAAACGTTTGCGACCAAGTTCTTTCAATTCATCGGTAGTAATGACCTTTGCCCCATCACCACCATTAGCAGCAGCGCGAAAATCATCAATAAAATCTTGCTTAGTTACTTGAAACTCAGTTTTAGTAGTCTCATCAATCTCATACTCAGCAAAGATCCACTCTTCATATCCATTAAGAGCAAGGTTCTTATAGCGGTTGAATCCATTCAGTAGATTGTCATCTGGAAAGATTGATGCTGTAAGTTTAGAAGTATTGAGTCCTTTTGCAAGGGAAGTTTTTAGGACATCGTTAATGCCAGTGCCACCAATACGAACAGTGTTGTCACTGTTTCCATCAGCATCCTTAGTGTTGACCTGATCAAGACGACGCCAAACATATTTCACAAATTTCCATCCAGCAACAACAAGAGGTTCTGGAAGTTCTGCTTCTACTTGTTTCCTAACGTTGGCGGGCACGCCTTTCTTGGGAATTTCAATAAACATTTTAATTTTGAGAGTTATAAAGCCGTCAGGCTTATGTACTCTCATAGTATAGCATAAAAAGAGAGGGGCATCAACTGGATTTTGCCAGTTGCCCCCCTACGGCGACGATATTCAGTTTTATTTATTCACCAAGTCTTTCTCTCAATTCTTTAACTTCAGCACTCAATTCTTGAACTGCAGATACTAATGCAGGAATTAATTGCTTTGGATCAATACCTTGATAAGAATCG